AGAATGCCGGTACATGGGGAACAACTACCAATACCAATTTACAAATTATAGAACAATTAGCTGGTGGTTATACTGAACAAGCTGTAACAACAACTACTACATTGTCTGTTTCTGATGGATCTACAGGTGCAACTCTTTCTCATAGAATTATAAAATTTACAGGCACACTTAGTGCAAATGCTACAGTAACAGTTCCTTTAGATGTTCAGCAAATGTATATTCTGTTGAACGGTACATCAGGAAACTATACTCTTACATTTAAATATGTTTCTGGATCAGGTGACACAGTTGTTTTTAAAGGTACTGATAAAGGAACAAAACTTGTTTATGCTACCGCTGATCATGCCACTAATCCAAACATGGTTGATACTGGTATTGCATCACATCAAATACATAATACTTTAACAGTTGGTATTGATGACACAGGTTATGATGTTAAATTATTTGGTGCTACAGCAGGAAGTTTTGCTTTATGGGATGAGTCAGCAGATTCATTATTATTAACAGATTCAACTCCATTAAAAATTGGTGATAGTCAAGATTTAACTCTTTATCACGATGGATCAAATTCATATATTACAAATGCAGTAGGTGCTTTAAAAGTTGCTACTGAAACTTCAGGTATTGCAGTTACTATTGGACATACAACTTCAGAAACAACAATAGCTGATAATTTAACTGTAACAGGAACTTTAACAGGTACGTTAGCAACAGCTGCACAAGGCAGCGTTACAAGCTTAGGTACTCTTACAACTTTAACCGTTGATAATGTTATTACTAACGGTGCTACAATTGGACATACAAGTGATACGGATCTAATGACACTTGCAGATGGTGTATTAACAGTTGCAGGAGAATTAGACGCTACAACTTTAGATATATCTGGAAATGCAGATATTGATGGAACAACAAATTTAGACGCTGTTGATATTGATGGTGCTGTACAGATAGATAATACAATTACTGTTGGAGCAAACGATCAAGGATACGATATAATATTTTACGGAGACACAGCAAGTGCCAACATGACTTGGGACACTTCTGTTGATGATTTAATTTTAAATGGTGCAGCTAGAATAGTAGTACCTGACGGACAATTAGTTTTAGGAAGTACAGCAGTAACGACAACAGCAGCAGAAATAAATTTAATAGATGGTGGTGCTTCGACAGGAACAACTGCCGTTGCAGATGCTGACGGAATTCTTACAAATGATGGTGGCACAATGAGATTGACAACTGCCGCTACATTTAAAACATATTTTCAAACAGGTATATCTTCAGCAGCAGATGATATTTCAGCTGGTGATGATGCAGTTAACATTACAACTTCATCGGGTAATATTACAATTGATGCAGCAGCAAATAATAGTGATATTATATTTAAAGGAACTGATGCTACTTCTGATATTACAATGCTTACTCTTGATGGCAGTGAAGCAGGTGCAGCTACATTTAATGACAAAGTTATAGCAACAGAATTAGACATTTCTGGCAACATGGATATTGATGGAACATCAAACTTAGATGCCGTTGATATTGACGGTGCTGTTCAATTAGATGCAACACTTACAGTTGGTGTTGATGATACAGGTTATGATGTAAAATTCTTTGGTGCAACAGCAAGTGCTTACATGTTATGGGATGAATCAACAGATGATCTTATACTAGCAGGCGCAGCAAAATTATATTTATATGATGCAGCGGGTGGAGAAAGTTTATCTTCGGATGGAACAGATTTAACTATCACTTCTGGTGCTGCTCTTAATCTTACGGCAACTACTGATGTAGTTATTCCAGCGAATGTTGGAATTACTTTCGGTAGTGGTGAAAAGATTGAAGGAGACAGTACAGATTTAACTATCACTTCTGGTGCTAAAATTAATTTAACAGCTACTTCAGATGTTGTTATACCAGCAAACGTTGGAATTACATTTGGTACTGGTGAAAAAATAGAAGGTGATAGCACAGATTTAACGGTTACTTCTGGTGCTAAAATTAATTTAACAGCGACATCTGATGTACATATTCCAAACAATGTTGGAATTATATTTGGTGGAGATTCAGAAAAAATAGAAGGCGATGGAACAGATTTAACTATATCAGCGAACAATTTAACAGTAGATTGTTCATCTGATATAAATTTTGATGCTGCTGGTGGGGACTTTGATTATCATGTTAATGGAACAGAAATACTTAAAATAGCAGGTGATTCATCTAATGTAATTATTAAATCAACAGTATCTGATAAAGACCTTACTATTCAAGGTAATGATGGCGGTTCTGCTATTAATGCTTGTGTATTTGATATGTCAGCTGCAGGTAAAGCAACTTTTAATAATGATGTTGTTGCTTTTTCAGATGAACGATTAAAAACAGAAATTAAAACTATTGAAAACGGTTTAGATAAAGTATCTAAATTAAGAGGTGTTAATTTTGTAAAAGATAAAGAATACAAAATGGGTGTAATTGCTCAAGAAGTTCAAAAAGTTATACCCGAAGTTGTGCATGATGAGCTAGAATATTTAGGTGTTAGTTATGGCAATATGGTAGGAATTTTAATTGAAGCAATTAAAGAATTAAAAGATAAAGTAGAAAAACTAGAGGGAGAAAAATAATGGCAATAACATATACATGGTCTTTTGATGATTTTGAAATAGATAGTTCTAAAAAAGTAAAAACTATACATTGGAAATACACTGGAGTAGATGGAGAAACCGATAAGTCAGCTAGATTATGGGGATCGTGCGATGGAGACGATTTAGATTTTGATTCAATGAGTAAAGATAATTGTGTTGCTTGTGTGTTAGATAAAAATCAAAACACTTTAGATCAATTAAAAGCAAATATAGCTAATCAAATTAGTAATATAAACACACCAAACACTACAAACAAAACTAAAACTTGGTAAAAATAAATGGCTGTTCCTACAACAAATGTTGGTCTTTCAGATATCGAAGATGAATTCGGTGGGAGTACTCCTACTGCACTTTCAGAATATTATGCTGGCGCAGGTTTAGTTCCCCCAGGAGCAACTGCACCAGGAGGAAGCATACCTTCATCAGGAGAAATAACCATTGGAATTTTTAGAGGAGCTGAAGCTGCTACTACATTACAATATATAGTTGTCGCTGGCGGTGGCGGCGGTGGAGCCGACTATGGAGGAGGCGGAGGAGCGGGAGGCTATCGTTCTTCTGTTGCTAGCGAATCCACAGGAGGTGGAGGTACTTTAGAATCTACATTAGGTGTTTCACCAGGAACTTTTCCTGTAACCGTTGGGGCAGGTGGAGGTGCTGGAGCTGAAGGAGCCCCTATTGCACAAAATGGAGGTGACTCAGTACTTGCAACTGCTTCACCAGGATCACCTAATATTACATCAGCAGGTGGAGGTAATGGTGGTGGAGCACCTGTTAACGCCACTATGAACACAGGAGGCTCTGGAGGAGGAGCTCCAACCAGTGGTGGACCCTTCTCTGGTGGTTCAGGTACAGCTAATCAAGGATATGATGGTGGCGATAACGATGTTGGACCTGGTTCAGCTTCTTCAAGTGGTGCTGGCGGCGGTGGCGGTGCTGCTGGTGCTGGAGAAACTGGAAACACGGACGCAGACCCTGCAGGTGGAGATGGAGGTGCTGGAATAACTTCAGGAATTTCAGGCTCTTCTGTAGCAAGAGCTGGCGGCGGAGGAGGTTCAGGTGGAGGTAATCCTGGAACTGGAAGTGCTGGTGGTGGTAATGGAGCTGCACCAGAAGGAACTGGATCTGCTGCAACTGACGCCACAGGTAGTGGTGGAGGTGGTGGTGGAAACCACGACGCTGGTGGAGATGGAGGTAATGGTATCGTAATTGTTAGAGCTCCAGGAGGAGAACCTATGTCTGTATCCCCAGGAACTAATTCTGTGGCACCTACTCCAGGCGGAACTGTTGCAACATTTACTGTATCTGGTGTACTAACATTAAATTAAAATATTATGGCATATTTTGCAGAATTAGAATCAAAAACAGACCCAACAGGTTTTACATCAGACACTCATTTAGTTGTCAAAAGAGTAGTTGTTGTAGGAGATGATATACCCGCTAATGGTGGAACATTAGCAGATAATGATATGCATGCTGACGGAGAAACTTGGTGTGTTAATTTTTTTGGAGGCGGTTTATGGAAACAAACCTCTCGTAGTGGTAGTTTTAGAAAACAATATGCAGGAGCAGGAAGCACTTATGATTCTACAAAAGATAAATTCATAGGACAACAACCTTTTGCATCATGGGCATTAGATGAAAATGACGATTGGCAAGCACCTGTTGCTTACCCAATGACAGATCAAAATGAAGCATATACAGGATATAGAGTAAGATGGGACGAAGATAATTTAAGATGGTTAGGAATTAAATATGCAGACTCCTCAAATTATAGATGGGATGCAGATAATAAAAATTGGATAGCTTTATAACCTATTAAATACAAATAAATGATTGGTGATATAATAGTTATAGACGATATTATTCCTAAAAAATACCAAGATTGTATTCAAGACACTTTCTTTGGGTCTAACTTTTCTTGGTTTTTTGAACCCGACATAACTTTTGTTAATAAACAAATTGATAATTATGGTTTTCACCATACTTTTCAACGTAAAACTGGAGAGGTTAATAGTGAATTTTTAAAGTTTGTGATGCCATTAGTATTTACTGGAGTTGATAAATTAAAGGTAAACCATACTGAAATAATTCAAGCAAGAGCATTTTTACAAACCCCTAGAGAGGATAAAAAACTTCATAATAAACCTCATGTTGATGTACACTACCCGCACCTAGTTTTTTTGTATTATGTTAATCAAACTGATGGAGATACTTTTATATTTGAAGAAACATCGAAAGATACATTTAATATAAAAAAAGACCATCAATTTAAAATTAAAAAAAGAGTGTCTCCTAAAAAAGGAAGAGGTATATTTTTTAGTGGCGAAAGATATCATGCGAGTAGCAACCCTACTGGAAATCCTAGATGCGTGATTAATTTTGATTTAAAATAAAGCCGTATTTACTTATACCTTCATTTGAGCTATAAATAAGATATAAAGATAAAAAAATGATATTAGAAAACCACTACTGGTATTTTAAATCGGCAGTGCCGTCAAGAGTTTGTGATGACATTGTTAGATATGGTAATCAACTCAAAAGACAAACGGCTTTAACAGGTAATGTTGGTCCAGAGAAATTAAACGAAAAACAAATTAAAGATTTAAAAAAGAAAAGAGACTCCAATATTGTGTGGATGAATGATAGATGGGTTTATAATGAGGTTCAACCCTACATACATTTAGCAAATCGTAAAGCTGGATGGAATTTTGAATGGGACTGGTCTGAGGCATGTCAGTTTACAAAATATGAAAAAGGACAATACTATGATTGGCATAATGATTGTTGGATTAAACCTTATCAGGCGAATGATAAAAATGATCCAGCTCATGGTAAAATTAGAAAATTATCTGTAACTGTTAGTTTATCAGATCCTAAAAATTACAAGGGCGGAGAGTTAGAGTTTGATTTTAGAGACTTGGATCCAGGCAGACCTAACAAACCTATTAAGTGCTCAGAGGTATCTGCTAAAGGATCTATCATTGTATTTCCTTCGTTTGTATGGCATAGAGTATGTCCAGTGGAAAGTGGAGAGAGAAATAGTTTAGTTATTTGGAGTTTAGGGTACCCGTTTAAATAAAATGTCTTTTAAAAAAAACAAATACACAGTTTTAAAATCAGCTATTTCAAGTGAGTTAGCAGATTTTGCATATAAATATTTTTTAAACAAAAGAGAAATGGTTAAATTTTTATTTAAACAAAAATATATTTCTCCGTTTACAGAATACTTTGGTATTTGGAATGATCATCAGGTCCCTAACACTTATTCACATTATGCAGATATGGTTATGGAAACTTTGTTACAACACGTAAAACCAGTTATGGAAAAGCATACTGGATTAAAATTATCTGAAACATATTCTTACGCAAGAATTTATAAAACAGGAGATGTTTTAGCTAGACACAAAGATAGATATTCTTGTGAGATATCCACTACACTAAACTTAGGAGGAGATCCTTGGCCAATATATTTAGACCCAACAGGTGAAGAAGGTCAAGCGGGTATTAAGGTAGATTTAAACCCAGGAGATATGTTAATTTATTCTGGTTGTGACCTGGAACACTGGAGAGATGAGTTTAGAGGCAAAGACTGTGCTCAAGTTTTTTTACATTATAACAACACTGGTTCTAAAAATGCTAAAAAAAACTATTTAGATAGTCGACCTTTATTAGGAGTGCCTTCTTGGTTTAAAAATCACAAACCTAAGAAATGAAAAAAAATTTAGAGGATTACGTATTTGTAATGCCCCTTTTAAATCAAAAAATTTGTAATAAAGTTATTGAAGAATTACAAAATGTCAAATGGAAAACGCATACTTTTTATGCACATAGAGATAGAAAATCAGAAACAGTTAGTAATGGTGATGATTTAGATAGTAGTTATGAAGCCATCCCCTCTGACAACATTATTATGAAAGGTATATGGAAAGCAATTCACAAATATATAGTTGAAAATTTAAAGTTTCCATGGTTCCCTGGATGGGAAGGTTATACAAGTTTAAAATACAATAGGTATAATAAAAATAAATTAATGGCTGAACATTGCGATCATATTCATGATATGTTTGAAGGAAAAGTTAGAGGTATACCTATATTAACAGTTCTTGTTTCTTTAAATAATAATTATAAGGGTGGAGAGTTAATCTTATTTCAAAATAAAGAATATAAACTAAACTCTGGTGAAGTAATAATATTTCCATCTAATTTTCTATATCCACACAAGGTCATGCCAGTTACTGAAGGTACTAGATATACTTGTATATCATGGGTATATTAGATTTTTCTAAATATTTAATTGATATAAATACAGCTACTCAAGAAGAGAGAACAAAAGAACTTTGGGATTTAGAGGGAATTTTAAAAGATAGATTAAATCAAAAACTAAAGTTTGATTTAAGACCTTTAAAAAATAATAGTAAAATAGGTTCTTTTAAAACAAAAGCAGACAAAATGGTTTTTGACATAAAAAATCAGTATATCATAGTAGATATTGAAGAACTTCACTTACATTTAAAGAATAATAATGTAAAAAAGGTTTATTTAGAAAGTTTGATATCTGAATTGGATTGGAATATAATACTACCAAAAAATTAAAAAGATTATATAGTGTATAAAATATGCTACAAAAACTAAGATTTCAGCCAGGTTTCAATAAACAAGTCACAGCCACTGGTGGCGAAGGTCAATGGGTAAGTGGTGATTATGTTAGATTTCGTTATGGCTCACCTGAAAAAATAGGCGGTTGGGCTCAATTAGGAGATGCTACTCTTACAGGAAGAAATACAGCCCTTCATCATTTTGTTAATGCGTCAGGAATTAAATATGCAGCATTAGGTACAAACAGATTTTTATACGTATATTCAGGAGGAGCATTTTACGATATCACTCCTATCAAAGCTACAACAACTTTAACCAATGCGTTTACCACAACAAATGGTGATGCAACAGTCACGATCACATTTGCATCTGATCACAATATTACAAAATATGATATTGTTCGTTTAGATAATTTTACTACTATTACCGATTCTAATTTTGCTGCTTCTGATTTTGACGATTACAATTTTATGGTCACTACCGTTCCAAGTTCAACCACTATTACTATTGAAATGGGATCAGCAGAATCTGGTTCAGGAGCTAGTACTTCTGGTGGAATAAGAGTTCAACACTTTTATTCAATTGGACCTGCAACTGAAGCATCAGCTGCTGGTTGGGGACTAGGATTATGGGGTGGTACTGTAGCTGGAGAAGTTTTTGATACTTTAGATGGTGCATTAACTTCAGGTTCATCTAGTATTGTTCTTGATGATTCAACAGCCTTTCCAGCTTCTGGAACAGTTTTAATAAATGATGAAAGAATTGCTTATACAACAAATACTTCTGGTACAGGAACTTTATCAGGTTTAACTAGAGGATCAGATAACACTACAGCTGCATCACACAGTGATGGGGCAACAGTAACTGATGCTTCTGAATATACTAAATGGGGTGCATCGCAAACAGGTGATATTATTACAGCCCCTGGACTTTGGTCCTTGGACAATTATGGAAATAAATTGATTGCAACTATCGTTGATGGTGCAACTTTTGAATGGGATTCAGATGGTTCACCATCCACTAGAGCAACAATCGTTGCCAATGCACCAACAGCAGCACTTCAAACATTAGTTTCAACACCTGATAGACACTTAGTATTTTTTGGAACAGAAACAACCATTGGTACAACATCAACTCAAGATGATATGTACATAAGATTTTCTGATCAAGAAAGTATTGATGCTACAACTTCTTATGCACCTTCAGCGACCAATACCGCTGGTACACAAAGACTGGCTGATGGAACACGGATCGTGGCAGCGATTAGAGGTCGGGATGCAATTTACGTTTGGACTGATACATCTTTATTTATTATGAGATTCGTTGGCGCACCTTTTGTATTTTCATTTCAACAGGTTGGGACTAACTGTGGATTGATTGGAAAGAATGCAGCCGTCGAGGTTGATGGATCAGCTTATTGGATGTCAGAAAATGGTTTCTTTAGATACACTGGTAAACTAGAATCTTTAGCATGTTTAGTTGAGGACTATGTTTATGATGATATTAATACAGTTCCTAAAAACCATATTTATGCTGGATTAAATAACTTGTTTGGCGAAGTAACTTGGTTCTATCCTGGTAGTGGTGCTGCATCTAATAATAGATCAGTAACTTATAACTTTATGGATTCAACACCTGAACGACCCGTATGGACTACAAGTTCATTAGCTAGATCATCTTGGTTTGACTCCTCTATATTTGGCAAACCACATGGTACTGAATATGATTCAAGTGCTACAAGTGACACTACAGTTGGTAATACTGATGGTGTGACTATCTACTATGAACATGAAACAGGACAAGATCAAATTAAAGCAGGAGCAAGAACTGGTATTTCAGCAAGTATTCAATCAGGAGATTTTGATATATCTTTAGGTCAAGGTGGTGGAGCAGACTTAAGAGGTGATGGCGAATATATGATGAAAATTAGAAGAGTATTACCTGACTTTTTATCACAAACAGGTGATGCAAGAGTTACATTAAATTTAAAAAATTACCCAACAGATTCAGAAGCTAG